GAGGTGAAGGGTGTGACTGTTACCGAAACTCAAGCACCCGCTGTTATTTCAGTCTCTCCGGCCCCTATGCCCCCCGTCGCAGCAGTTTATGTCGAGCCTGCCCCAGTAGTCGCTATGCCACCAATGCCTACCTTCATCACTCCAGCACCTCAGCCTGCACAAGTGACTCACGGTAAGGCACCATTCAATGACGCTAAGGGTCTGATGACCTACGTGATGGCATCATATCAGTCATTGGGTCCAGAGAAGGGTGCACAGATCCAAAACGTCCTGAGTGGGCTGGGTTATCAGAATATCAACGATATCAAACCTGAACATTATGATGCTTTGTTTGTTGGTGTGGAGGCTTTGAAATGAGTTCTTACTTCACTATCGTAGATGACGAGCTTGAGGAAAGTGACGGCTTCGATGCCGAGCTTGACCAAGAAGACCAAGAGAAAGCAGAGGAAATCTATTTCCACGTCATGCGGATGCCTAAAGATTCCAAACCAGAAGACGTTATTGCGCGAATCAAGGCAGTATTGCAGGGGGAATACTGAAATGATCTGGTTGTTAATTACCGGGATTGTCTTTTTCATTTACATCATGTTGACTGAACCATGACTAACCACTCAAGACTCTCACCCTCCTCGCGACACCGCTGGCAACTGTGTCCCGGGTCTGTGCGTGAGGAAGCTAAGTACCCCGATGACACGTCGAGTAAGGCGTCTATTGATGGGACGCATACTCATACTCTGCTGGAGACATGTCTATTCGTAGGTGCTGATGCGAGTACCTATGTGGGCATGTCGCTGCATGACGATTCGGGTTTGTTTACAGTCGATGCTGCCCGTGCTGAACGTGTACAGGTTGCTTTGGATTACGTGAGAGAATTCAACTCACCGATCAGCACAATCATTAAGACTGAACAGAGAGTCAATCCTTATAAGAGCACAGGACGCAATGACCTTAGTGGTACGGTAGACGTGCAAATACACGATCCTCTTTACTCAATGATCGAAATCATTGACTACAAAGACGGTATGAGTCCAGTAGAGGCAAAGAACAACCCTCAATTGGAACAGTATGCACTCGGTGTGATTGATGACAACAACTTGCCTCAAGATTGCGTGATCCGTATGACGATCATTCAACCCAAGCTGCGCATCAAGGGTCTGCCTGCGATCAGTAGTCATGACATGACAGTCAAGGAGTTGCGGGAAATAGTGGCACCCAAGTTGGTTCGGGAAGCTGCTGCTACCGACGATCCTAATGCTCCTTTGGTGGCTGGAGATGTGCAGTGTAAGTATTGTAAGGCCAAGGGTGGGTGTAGCGCTTTGGCTAACAAGGCGATGGAGTCTGTTGGGATGATGTTCAATGCAGTTAACTTTGAATCAATTGGTGTCCCTGATGAAGTTTATGCAGTGGCTGCTAAACAATTGAGTGACTCAATCGACCAACAAGTTATGAAGAATATGTTTCAATCAGTCGTCAGTCATGTGATGAGAGAAAATGAACCAGAGATCGACAAGGCTTTTAAAGACTTCATTGAGACAGGTACAGGTGCGTACACCATGAGTTACGAAGGAGGTGGAATTAAAGTGGAACACATCGAGGAAGATGCGTTCCTTAAGGACAATCATCAAAGGTTTCAACCACTCTATCAATTTGGGGAAAGTTCTGTGGAGAAAAGTGAAAACTGGGATCGTTTGTTTACTGACACAACAGTAGCTCAACAGTCAGCCAACAAAGACCCAACGACCATGACTAATGATCAGCTTGTGGAACTGCTCCAAGCCGCACCCCTCATGCGTCAGATGCTTGCTGCTGCTGAGGAAGAGGCTTTGAATCGTGCTAAGGCAGGTCAGACTGTCCCAGGTTATAAGGTAGTTCATGGTCCTGGGTCACGTGCCTGGGTGCATGATCCTGAGGAGATGGCAGCTAAACTCGTCAAGATGGGCATCCCTAAGAGTGCGATCTACGTAACTAAGTTGGTGTCTCCCCCTCAAGCTGAGAAGTTGGTATGGCACAACAGGAAAGGTGACAATGTTACTTTGTCTGAGAAACAAAGGAAGCGTATGGAGACCGAGTATGTCAAGAAGTCCCCGGGGCGATTGACTCTTGTTCCCGAGAGTGATCCTAGGCAGTCTGTAGTGTTGGACGCCGCACCTCTTTTTTCACCTGTTACAAAAGATCTTCCCGATTGGCTCAAATAGTGTGATACAATAGTGACTCTAACTTAACAAAGGAAACTGAAATGTCTGAAATTATTTTTCTCTCTGATGTCCGTCTCTCATTCCCTCACATCGTTGAGCCGCAGGTCAGTAAGAACGAAAAGACCGGTGTCACCCGCACCGCGTATAACGCTGACTTCATCATGCCGAAAGACCACCCGGGTCTGGCTCAGTTCATGCAACGCTATGCCGCTATCGCTCAAGAACGCTGGAAAGAAAATGCAAATACTGTCATGCAGATGATCCATAATGACCGTAAGTCGCGTTGTTATGGTGCTGGTGAAGAGAAGGTCAACACCAAGACGTTCCAGGTCTACAGTGGTTATGTGGGGATGATGTACATCTCTGCATCTTCTGAGCGTCGCCCTCAGATCATTGATGCTGACGGTAAGCCTGTTGACCCGAACAATACGATGGCCTATCGCGAACTGACTAGCAAGATGTATGCAGGGTGCCGGGTCAATGCTGCCATCAAACCATGGCCTCAAATGGCTAATCGGGAAAAGAACTACGGTAACGGTGTGCGCTCTGACTTCGTAGCTATCCAGTTCCTGCGTGACGATGAGCCATTTGGTGAAGGTGCCCCTGATGTGGCTCCGTTGTTCGGTGCCGTGGGTAGCACCTCTGGTAACGCGGCTGCTCCTGTGCCGCCGATGGGTCTGCCTCCTTTCATGATGGGTGGCCAGTAAATAACAAGCGGTGGACGAAGAGAAACCACGCCGGATGCGTAACCGGCACTTTTGGAGAAGTAGGATAACGGTAATCCGCTGCAAACCACTGCACAGAAATGACTGGTTCAATTCCAGCCCTTCTCCTCCACCTCAAGGAGTACATATGTTTCCTTACGTCCTGGTCGTTATTGCCTTTGGTACTGGTGAGCCTCCTGAACCAATCGCTACTTTTGTTCTTGAGAGCAACTGTCACACTGTAGCGGGATTGTTGAATTCAGGGTTCAAACGCAATGATGTGGATAAGAAGGCAGTATGTGTAAACGCACTTAAGAACGGAGAGATTTGAATGGATGACAATACAGCGGGTGTTGTTAGTCTGGGTTTACTATTGGCATTCGGTGCGTTTATTTTATGGTTGAGTGATCGTGAACAATAGTCCCTTTGTATCTGTAATCGCAGAGCGTATGCACACCTGTACTGCTTGTGGTGAACCAATCGAGATTGGTAGTTTGTATATGAGGTGGCTGATAATGGATGACCATGCCAAGATCGAGAAGCGGCACTCTGAGTGTATGGACGATGTGCGACATTTAACTAATGAAACACCGGTAAACCCAAATGAATAATGACTATATATATGACATCGAAACCTACCCCAACTGCTTCACCATCGGATTTGAACATGTGTCAATGCCGCTCACTTGGATGTTTGAAGTGTCTGAATATCGGAATGACGCGGCACAACTTATTGAGTTTCTGTCATACCTACAATCTACCAAAGCCCGAATGGTTGGATTTAATAACATCGGGTTCGATTACCCGATCCTCCACCTCTTCCTGAAGATGAATGGTCACGTGACCGCAAAGGTACTCTATGACAAAGCCCAAAGCATCATTGACGCCCAACAGTCAGACCGATTCAGTAACATCATCTATCCCAGTGACCGCGTTATCGAGCAACTTGACCTCTTCAAGATACACCATTTTGATAACAAAGCCAGAGCAACTGGACTCAAAGCACTTGAGTTCAATATGGGATCTGATTCCATACAAGACCTCCCATTCCCCATTGGAAGCATCCTCAATCGAGATCAAATTGAACTTCTGAAGGTCTATAACAAACACGACATCTCAGAGACCAAGAAGTTCTATCATCACACTCTACCCATGATTAAGTTCAGGGAGGAACTGACTCAGAAGTATCAGCGTGACTTCATGAATCACAATGACACCAAGATTGGCAAGGATTACTTCATCATGCGCCTGGAAGAGGCCGGGGTGTCCTGTTATGAGTATGGACCTAATGGGCGTCAACCCAGACAGACAAAGCGCCCTCAGATCGTTCTGAGAGACGCTATCCTGCCTTGGATCAGGTTTGATCAACCCGAGTTTACCCGGGTGTTGGAATGGCTCAAGGGTCAGACGATCACCGAGACTAAGGGTGTGTTTAAGGACTTGACTGCCACAGTCAATGGGTTTGAGTTTGTCTTCGGTACTGGTGGTATTCATGGGTCATTGAATAATCGAGTCATTGAATCTGACGATGAGTATGTGATTGTTGACCTGGATGTAAAGAGTTTTTATCCAAATTTAGCTATTACTAATGGGTTCTATCCTGAACACCTGGGGAAGGAGTTCTGTGCGATCTATAAGTACCTGTTCGATGAGCGCAGTAAGTATCCTAGTGGTTCTGCTGAAAATGCTATGCTGAAGCTTGCGTTGAACGGCGTGTATGGTGACAGCAATAACCCGTTCAGTGTGTTCTATGACCCGCTGTTCACAATGAAGATTACTCTTAATGGTCAATTGCTTTTGTGCATGTTAGCTGAGGAACTGTTAAGAATCGGTGCAGAGATTATTCAAGTCAATACTGACGGTATTACCATTAAATGGTACAGGAGAGACAAGGGATTATTTCTAGGAGCAACGTGCAAAGAGTGGGAAACTAAAACAGGACTTACGCTTGAATCTAAAATATACAATCGCATGTTCATTCGTGACGTAAACAACTACCTCGCGGAATACGAAGATGGGACAGTAAAGCGCAAAGGCGCTTACGAATACGATATGAAATGGCACCAAGATCACAGCATGAGAGTAGTCGCTAAGGTCGCAGAGAAAGTGTTACTCACTGACTGCGGTATCAAGGAATCCATGGACCACTTTGACATTATGGATTTTATGATCTGTATTAAGGTGCCTAGGTCTAGTTACCTTTGTTATCAGACTGAAGCATGGGGTGACCAACAATTTCCTGTTCAAAATACCTGCCGCTATTTTGTCTCCAGGGATGGTGTTGAATTGAGCAAATGGATGCCTCCGCTCAAGGATAAGACAGAGTGGCGGAAGATCGGAGTCCAGAAGGGGTACAAGGTCACTATCTGTAATGATCTGAAGGATGTACCAGAAGATTGGAGGTCTAGTATTAACTATGACTATTATACCAACGAGGTTGAGAAACTTATAATGGAGCTATCATGAGTACTAACGACCCAGACTTCACAACATGGCAACATGAAACACTTTCTAGTTTTGCTAAAGACGCCTATCGAAAACTGAAGGAACAAGACGAGGAGATTCAACAACTCCGAATCGACCTGAAGGATGCTATCAGGTCATATCGTGAGTTAGTCACCAAAGTAATTGAATCTTAAGGAATATCATGGACCGCACTTCTTTTCTGGAATGGGTGAAAGCTAGAGTTAACCAGAGACCTAATGATTATGGATCTCCTGAGGATAATTTTCAGACCATTGCTGAATTTTGGAACACCTATATTCACAACAAGTTTGTGGGTACTAACCACCTATTCGAGTTGGGACCTGTCGATGTAGCTCTCATGATGGATCTTCTAAAGACAGCAAGGCTCATCAAAACACCCAATCACTTTGATAGTTGGGCCGACAAAGGTGGTTACTCAGCATGTGGTGCCGAGGTGTCCAATGCTTGAAAAACAGATAGAGAAAGCAGTATGCGACTACGCCAAGGAGAGAGGCTGTCTGGTTTACAAGTTCTCTAGTCCTGGTCATGCTGCTGTACCTGATCGCATGTTTATCCTCCCTGGAGGCCGGATGTTTATGATTGAGTTCAAGGCACCAGGAAAAAAACTTACAGCACCACAGACAAGGGAAAATAATCGACTAACTGACCAAGGGGTGAATACTTACTTAATTGATGATATCGAGATAGGTAAGTGTGTAATTGATCATATGCTTATTCACTATGGTAACCCTTGACGGTTGGTACTGCTCCCTGTACGCAGATGACGGATTCGGTAACCTGATCCCCATCAGTTCTGAGTCACTTAGAAGCAGGAATCTGTTCTGGTGGAACACTTGGTATCGCCTTGACCCTATCCTTGACATCAAATATCGTGACAACTACCGACTATGTTAACTCCTGATAAGCTCCACGAGTACCAAAAGAAAGCGGTCAATCACCAGTGCTCCCATCCAAACACGATGTTATGGCTTGACATGGGGCTAGGTAAGACCGCTATCACTCTAACGAGTCTGGTGCATCTTCTGAACACCAAGTTCCTTAAAGGAGTTGTGATCGTTGCGCCTATCCGAGTTATCCGACTTGTGTGGAAACAAGAGGCGCTGAAGTGGGAGCACACCAAGCATCTCAAGTTCTCTAGTCTGACAGGCACCCGGGATCAGCGCACCCGAGCACTTCTGCGTCCTGCCGATGTGTACCTCATCAACTATGAGAATCTCGGATGGCTCGCAGAGACCCTGCAAACGTACTTCATCAAGAAAGACAAACCTATCCCTGTAGACGGCCTAGTGTGGGATGAAGTGTCGAAGTGTAAGAACTCCAGCACCCAACGAGTCAAGTCGGTCAAGAAGATCCTAGATCACTTCAAATGGACTACCGGGCTCACAGGCACTCCGGCAAGCAACGGATATAAGGATCTGCATGGGCAATACCTCGTGGTGGACAAAGGTGTCAGGCTAGGCACATCCAAGACAGCGTTCAGGACCCGGTTCTACAAGAAGGCAGGACCCTACAAGGAGGTGCCATACGATGATACTGAAGAGACTATTAAAAAGTTGGTTGGTGATATCACTCTGGAGATGTCTGCGGCAGACTACAACCCACTCCCGGATCTTATCGTCAACAATATTGAGATTGATCTTCCTCTACCTTTGCGTGCGATGTATGACAAGATGGAGAAAGAATTCTTCCTGGCGCTAGACTCAGGTACAGAGATTGAGGTGTTCAACCAAGCATCACTGACAAACAAGTGTTTGCAGTTCAGCAACGGTGCCATGTACCCCATCCCCGGTATGCCGCTATGGGAGCCTATTCATGATCTGAAACTAGAGGCATTGGAGGACATCTTAGATGAGGCTCAAGGTAACCCTGTGTTGTGCTCCTATGCTTATCGAAGTGATGCCGAACGAATCATGAAGAAGTTCAAGCACCTCGACCCTATCAACTTGACTGAATGTAAGTCGGAGCGGTCCCTGAACGATGCGATGAGTCGATGGAAGCGGGGGGATTGTGCTCTGATGATTGGACATCCAGCGTCGATGGGTCACGGGATTGATGGTTTACAGGATCGTGGACACACTCTTGTATGGTTTGGGTTGACATGGAGCCTCGATTTGTATGAACAATTTAACGCTCGGGTGCGCCGTCAAGGTCAAGGAGTGCCGGTCACTTGCCATCGCATCATGACACGTGATACATTGGACCAAGCTCAAGCACTGGCGCTGGATGAGAAGTCGGAACTTCAACTCAAGTTGAGACTAGCAATCAAAGAACATAATAAGGAACTGACCGAGCGATTGGAAGATGAAATGAGAAACAGTCTGGGTAGATCACTTAAACAATATCGTCAACAGAAAGAACAGTAAACATGATGTCTTTTAATCAAGTCGAAGTAGAGATTGTCCGATGGGCAGAGGATCGCAAGATCATCCCGAACAGCACTCCTGGTGCACAACTTCTCAAGATGGTCAGTGAAGTCGGTGAACTGGCCGATGCTGAAGGTAAGAAGGACCTCTTTGAGATCGAAGATGCTGTAGGTGACATTGTTGTCTGTCTCATCAATTACTGTGCTCTGCGAGACATTAGTCTTATCAAGTGTCTCAATGGTGCCTATGAGACTATCAAGGACCGCAAAGGTACATTGATGCCTGATGGTACGTTTGTGAAGAGTTCAAAGTGAAGATCAAACCTAACGTATTAGCAGTCGCTAAGATGTACCAAATGTTGATGGTGGGTGCAAATGTTCCCGATATTGAGTATGAAACAGGTCTCAGAAAAGAAACAATTCACCATCACATTGCCCACATGAGACATTTGAAAATGGTGCATATCTCTGGGTGGAATGGTTCTTTCAGAGTGTACAAGTTAGGTAATCTGCCTGACGCTATTCGCAAACTCGGCAAGCGTCAGACTCAACAATTAGCAGCTAACAGAAGGAAACAAAATGACCTCTCATGAAATTAAAATTCAGCGACTTGAGCGTGAGCAAAAAATGCTTATTGGTGTTGTTGCAGACATGATTGATGATATCAATATGTTGCTTGAGTGCATTGAAACAGGTGAAATTACAGAGGAGCAGTGCGGCATCATTGGTATGCATCATCAATATGCTCTGCAAGTCGCAGAGAACATCCTGGAGGGTGAATGATGTATTACACAACATCAGTTGTTAACTCAGACCTGAAATTCACAGGACCAAATGGAGAAGACCTGAAATTCACAGGACCAAATGGAGAAGACCTGTCTATCGCAGCCCTGCGCGGACCAGCACCACCTCTTCGGCACGACGCAAGACCAGCCCCGGGAGTTTACGGCCTCCGCCCCACACCCATAATGAAAGCTGTTCACAAGCACCTTGCCAATCTTGTCGATCAATCCGCTTCCTTAAAGTTGACGCCCGATAGCGCCCTTGCCCTAAGTTGTATACAAAGTCAGCGATGGCGCAAAGTGCTTGAGGATGAGATGCGAGAACAGGGCTTAGAGCTAGAGCCTGAGAAATGGCCTGATGAGCGTCAATCCTCATCATCGCTTCAGCTTGCTGCACTGAGACTGGCGGGGAAGTCGCTTTTACGTTCCTCGTTGATCCATAACCTATCGTCCAAACTCCAGCAGGACACAGATAAGGCTTAGACCGGAAACCTTCATGTTTCCGAATCATTGCGTACAGCGGTTCAAAGTTCATTTGCGTAATGAGCGATCTACGAACCAGAAGCTGATGATACTCGCCACGATGGCTTTTTCATCCACTCCCCACAGCATGACAATCGCGTCGATGTGGGGAGTACCCATCGAAACAAGCACCCAGAACCGTGCAACCAATGCAGTCGAGTACAACACAATCACCCACCAAAAGGTGATGAGAGGGCGCATGAGGGAACTAATCGCATCGACCCACTTGACACCACTCTTAGTGGCTTGCGCATTCGTAGCAGCGATCATTGCAGCCAATTCAGCACCACCCATAATGGTGTCAGCCTGAGTCTGAAGGGCCTGCTGTTGAGCATCGGCACGCATCTTGTCAGCAGTTAATTGTTTGTCGAACATCGACAACTCATGTGCACGCTCATCCTTGCGATCTAACCACTTGAGAACCTCAGGCAGCATACGGAACACACCACCCAGTAAAGTACCAATCAGAGTTTCAAACATAACTACTCACTTGAAATTAACATGATCCATGAGATAACCAATCATGGTTGACACAAACGACACAAACAGCATCCCTGCCCAGAACCCGCCTTTGGATTTATTAGCAAGGTCGGTAAGTTGACCAAGATCTGTTTCAATCTTGTCCATTTTTTTACCAAGGTCTTCGACCTTCTGAAACATTGCTCCGTATTTAACGAGGTCAATTTCGTCAGCCATTTGAGTACTCCATTGCGTTATCATCTTTGGTTCTCCCTTGATCTCACCATTGTATTCGCCACATCTGCCGCAGGCGACACCCCCATTTGGGTGAGATACTTAGGATTGCTTGCTAAAAATTGTAACACCTTATTCTGTTCAATTGCTGGCAAAGTTGCCATAAGTTCATTTGCGCTTTTCCCGGTCTTCATTCCATCCTCAAGTGCTTTAATCGTAGGTGCCTTGAGTACTCCATTCAGGACATCAATAG